GCTTTGCGACAACTTGCAAGTGACCAGCTAGACGCTGTGAATCCTCTTCGACTATACGTCAGAGAATTAGAGTTGGTCAAAAAACTTACTGACGAAGGATTGATAACACAAAGTGAAAAAATTGCGCGCGATAAACAAATCAACGAAGAGATGTCAGAAACAGCCAGACTTCTTACACTTACACCCGCGCAAAAACAGTTTCATGAGACTGCAAGAGAAGCTGGGAGTTTAATATCTCAAGGCTTTGAGGACGCAATCTTGAGCGGTCAAAAACTCGGCGAAGTCATTCGCTCGCTAGGCCGAGATTTACTACGATTGGTGTTTAGTCAGATGGTTACCCGGCAACTTGCCAACGTCATCAGCGTTGCACTAGGCGCGCCACCGCTACCGGGAATGGCAATGGGTGGACCTGTTAGCGCCGGCTCTCCTTACGTCGTCGGCGAGCGCGGACCAGAGTTATTCGTGCCTAGCTCCAGCGGCAGCATCGTTCCTAACTCCAAGATGAGCAGCGGCGGTGGAGCAATGGGCGGCGTCACCGTGAACTACAACATCGCTGCCGGCGTCTCGCGTTCGGAGCTTGTTCCGATTCTTGAGCAAGAGCGCAAGCGGCTCAAGGCCGAGATTCCAGATATGGTGCGACGCGGTGGATCGTATCGCTCTGCCTTCGCTTAAACGCAAAGCATCATGGCTATCACATATCCACTCACTCCGCCGGCGGCCATTCGGATTTCATCTTTGCGCCTGTCAGCGATCAACGCGGTTGCTCGGAACATTTCTCCGTTTACCTTTTCCAGCCAGTCCTACAACTGGACCGGGACGATGATGAGCGGTGACGTCGAGTGTCCACCGATGGTGCGCGCTGACGCCGAGGAGTTGATCGGCTTTCTGATCATGGCCGCGCGTGGCACGTTCTACTTTCGCGACTACTCAAACGGCACGCAGCGCGGCACGATGTCCAGCAGTCCGAAACTCAGCGGCTCGCACGCGGCAAACACGACAACGATCACGATCGACGGTGGCTCTGGCTCGTGGGCTGTCGGCGACTGGATTCAACTCGGCACTGGCAGCAGTTCCAAGCTGCACAAGGTCACGCAGGTGAACTCGTCCACGTCTTACGAAATCTTCCCGCTGCTGCGAACGACCTACCCAGACGACTCCGCAATAGTTTTCAGCGATGCCGTCGGCGTGTTTCGTTTAACCAGTCCGGTCTGCGAGTGGTCGATCGACACGGCCAAACTTTATGGTCTGAACTTCGGAATCTTTGAAGCGATCAACACATGAGCAGAACAATTCCAGCGACGCTCATTGCCTCGACGACAGCGCCTCAACTCAATCCGTTCTTCGCGACGTCGCTTGATTTTGATGCCGGCACGGTTCGCTACTGGACCGGCTACGGCACGATCACGATCAACAGTGCAACGTATGCCGGCATCGGTACTCTGTCCTCGATCTCGACAATCGAAGAAACTGAAGACCTGTCTGCTCGTGGTCTGGTTATTGACCTGACTGGAGTGCCAAATGATTTGGTCGCTGCTGCGCTGACGGAACCGTATCAGGGCAGAACGGCTGCGGTGCGATTTGGCACGCTGAACGCGGACACTGGAGCCGTGATTGAATCAATCACGATCTTCAGCGGCCGCATGGACACGATGGTGATTTCCAACGATGGGAAATCAGCGACGATTGGAATCTCTGTTGAAAGCAAGCTGGTAGATTTTCAGCGCACGCGTGAAAGCCGATACACGCACGAGGAACAGCTTCGCAGATTTCCAGCAGACACTGGATTGGAATACGTCGCAGGATTGCAGGACAAGGTCATCTATTGGGGCAACTCGAACAAAACAGTTCGCGGTGTCATTGGCGGGAATGATCAACCCTTAAATCCCGGCGAATAATGTTCGATGCATTTGTCCTATGGCTGCTGACATATGTGGTGGTGCCGTTGCTTCCTGCGGCAACTCCTCCGTTTATTGCGGTAGCAATCGCCTATACGATTGTCTTTGCTACCGTCGTCGGCGTCTCGATGGGAGTCTCGCGACTGCTCACGCCAAAGATGCCGTCGATGAGCGATCTGAACGATCGCGGAACGATGACGCGGACGCCGACCGGACCACGACAAATCATTTACGGGCAGAGCAAAGTTTCAGGTCCGATTGTATATCTGGCAACGAGCGGAAACAAAAACGAATACCTTCACATCGTCGTCGCTTTGGCTGGTCACGAGGTGCAGGAGATCGGCGACGTATATTTCAACGAAGACCTCGTGCTGACCGGAAGCGGTGACGGTTACGCGACCGGAAAGTATGCGGCGTCAGGTGACTACGACGGCTCGCTGATTCACAAGCATCTCGGCACGAGCACGCAGACCGTCGACACAACGCTGCAAACGGATTTCCCAACTGACTGGGATTCAAATCATCGGCTGCGCGGCATCGCTTACATTTACTGCAAGCTGACTTTTTCAAACGAGATTTTCGTCGGCGGCATTCCGAACATTTCGTGCGTGGTGAAGGGCAAGAAGGTTTACAATCCTGACACGCTCACGACCGCTTACAGCGCGAATCCTGCGCTGTGCCTGCGCGATTATCTGACCGATGCGGATCTCGGAATGGGCATGGACACGAGCGAGATTGACGACACCTCGGTCATCGCTGCTGCGGCAATCTGCGTTGAGCAGGTCGAGATCAAGCCGGTGACGACTCCAGCGACGAACGAGAACCGCTACGAGTGCAACGGTCAGGTGGTCACATCATCCACGCCAGATTCCATTATCGGGCAAATCCTGAGCGCGATGGCCGGCACGATTGCCTACAGCGGCGGTCAGGTCGTGGTCTATGCGGCAGCGTATCGCGCGCCGAGTCTCACGCTGGACGAGACGCACATGGCCGGTGCATTCACGGTCTCGACTCGCACGAGCGCGCGCGACCGGGTCAACGCGGTCAAAGGCACTTACATCTCCGAGGCCAATCAGTGGACCGCGGCTGACTTTCCGCAGATCACCAGCGCGACCTACTTGGCCGACGACGATGGCATCTATCACTGGTGCGACGTAATCCTGCCGTTCACGACCAGCAGCAGCGCAGCGCAGCGGATCGCTGTCATCAACCTGCGCCAAGCTCGCGAAGAGATCATCTTCACCGCCAAATTCAATCTCACCGCGATGCAGCTTCGTGCCGGCGACACGGTGATGCTGACGAATGCGAATCTCGGTTTCTCAGCGAAGGAATTTCAGGTCATCGCGTGGTCGCTGGCGAGTGACGGCACGCCACCGACGCCGGTCATCGAGCTACAACTTCGCGAGACCGCATCGTCAATTTACGACTGGAACGTCACCGATGAAATCGCGGTCGAAGGTGCGCCAAACACGAATCTGCCGTCTCCGTTTTCAATCGTTGCTCCGACCAATCTCACGCTGACCGCAGACGGCACGACTCAGTTAATTCAATCGGACGGCACGGCTCTTCCAAGAATCAAAGTCGCGTGGAGCGCACCGAGCGATCAGTTTGTGCAGAGCGGCGGAAAGACGATTATTGAATACAAGGAGAACGCCTCGACGACCTACCTGACATGGTCAACGGTCGATGGTGATCAGACGCTCGATTTCATCAGCAGCGACGTTCGCATCGGCACGAGATACAACGTCAGACTTTTCGCGCAGAGCTTTTTCAACACGTCCTCGACCTACACATCGGTCTCGTCGATCACTGTCGTGAGATCGGAGACGGTCAATCCTCCGACGAGCGTTGCGAGCACGACTGCGTCAGGGTATATGGATGGAGTGGCGCCAGTATTTGACGTCGCTTCGGGAATAAAATATTTTGCAGGAGTTTTGACATGGACAAAATCAACCAGCACTGACGTCGCCTATTACGAGATGCGAACCACTGCTGGCGGCGGCGGTCCTATCCTCTGGAAAGTGGATGCTACGCAAAATTCGCAATGGTATTACGGCGCCCAAATTAACGTATCGTCAGGAGAAGAGTGGCAGATCCGTGCCGTGTCACGCAGCGGAGCGTCTTCGACCTATGTCACGGATGCTACATTTCCAGCCGCATTGACCATCACATACGGCACCGCGGACATGGCAGAGCAGGCATCGTCAAGCGTGGCCATCACAGGCGGCTCAACCATCGGGCAGAGCGCAGTCGGTGCGACCAACTTTTTCGCGAACGATGCGAGCAGCGGCATCAGCGGAGCAACGACAGCGGCTGATGTTCAGAACGCGAACTTTAGAGTGTTCTCCGGCACGACGCAGAAGCTCCGAATCGATTACACGAACGGCGAGGTCTTCATCCAGTCGAGCCGAGTTCTCAGCACGCGCAAGACCGGCTGGAGCACGGCGACAGGCACGGCGACGCGGACGACGTTCGCGACCTCGACCGTCACGACCGAGCAACTGGCAGAGCGGATGAAGGCTCTGATCGACGATCTCCACAGCACGGCTGGGCATGGCTTAATCGGCACCTAACATGGCACTCCAAAAATCAATCACCCTCGCGAACGGAATCTGTGGCAGCTACATTCGCGTCGGCGACAGCTACGAAATGAACCGGCGCGAGAAATCGCTGACGGCGCACGTCACTCTCTTTTTGGATGCGGCACACGCGCAGGCTCGACCGGATCTTCCGCTGGCAGTCATCGCGCTGGTGCAATTACTCGACGCGGAGTTCGACCAGTATCTCGGTCGAGACGCGCTGGCGACTGCCGGCGGCAACCTAGTCGCGCAACTCTACGCAGCGGCGAAGATCATCAAGGTGCGCTCACTCATCGAGCAAGCGATCGACCTGTCGGACGCTGCTGACGTTTAGGTTTTGGCTTGCTCCTGCTCAACCGCTCGCGGATGAGTTGAGGCATGACCACAAACAAAAAGTGCCGTGCAGCGGTGATGCTCGGACGACTCGGCGGCAAAGCTGGACGCGGTGCGTGCAAGGCGCGGACGACTGAACAGGCGCGCGCTGCCTCGCTCGTGCGCTGGGCAAAATTCAGAGCGGCAAAAGCTGCCTGAAAATAGTTGCAGATTTATGTTTACATCCGCAACCGCTTGCGCTTTGCTTCTTACGTCGGAGGCAATCAAGCCCGAGACGAAGTCGAACGCGCCTTCCTCGCCACCCAACCACAACCCACAACCCACAACTCAACCAATCCATCATGAACACACAGCCTCCCTCACTTGGCCAGAGCATCATAATTC